AGATTCAATGTCTACCAGTTTTTGCTTTGACTTGAGCATCTGCTTCTTGAATGCTTTACGTTCAGCATACATCTTTTCCATCAACTCTGGCATAAACCCTTTGACATCCTTCCTAAACATTGCACCATTGGCACAAACTGCATAGTCTTTGTACATCTCAAAGGTGACCTCTTCACCCAGAATCTTATTCACACTGACGTTCGGATGCCTATCTTCTACCAGAGTCTCTGGGGAGATGTTGTATTGCATAATCAGGTGTGGATACAGAGAGTTCAAGTCAAAACTCACCACCCAGTCATATACACCAGGTTTCGGTTCCTTCACATAGGCACCAGCAAACTTATCACTCTTATCACTGTTATCCTTCTGCGGGATGACAATGTTTCTCTTCTTGAGATAATTGTAGATGATGGTATCCCACAGTCTTACCTGGAACATAGGGTCAACAAAGTTCACCTTTGCATCAAATGCCATGGTAACAACCAGTTCAATTAGTCGGAGTTTGTCCTCCAACCTGTCAACCAGTTCCACGTCAATGATGTTATAGTCAACAAACTTCTTCCAGTTACCATTATAGAAGTCTTTGAAGGTGTCGAACTCGGAGTGGTCCAACTTCTTCTGACCAAGTTCTACCTGGGCAATATAATCCAGTCGATATGACTCTTGGTTTGTATAAGTAAATTTCTTATAAAGTTCAAGATAATCAAGAGTGGTAATGCCACCGATATCAAATACCTTATGCTCTCTTCCAGAGATAAACACCTCTTTTTGAGTAACAAGACCCCAGGGAGATAGATTCTTCTTCTGACGTTCACCTAAGACGCGCTCAACCCTACCGCAAATATAAGGGATATCATACAATCGAACATTCCAACCAGTGATAACATCTGGCCAATCTTCCTGCCAATAATTCACAAATGCTTGAAGCATATCTGCCTCTTCTTTGTGATAATGATATGTCACATTGCCTTGAGTAGGATTATATGGCTTCCTACCCCAGGTGGTAATCTTCTTAGTGGCATAGTCCTGAATAGAGATGGTCAACATCTCTTCAGAACAAGAGTCTGGATCAGGGAACCCCTCTTCTGATGCGACCTCAATATCAATGGTCACAAGTTTCATCTTCTTCACATCAAACTTGATCTCATCCTGAGGATAAGTATCAGAGATGTATTGGTAAATGTATCTCTCGTTTCCATAGATCTTAAACCCATCCACACCGTCATACTTCTTGTAGAACTCTCTACAGTCTCTGACGGTGCCAGGTTGAATCTTCTCTACATATTCTCCTTCCAGTGTTCTATATGGGGTCTCACCATTTGCTTTGACAAAGAGGGTAGGACGATAATCGTCCTTATATTGAACTCTCTTGCCATTCTCATAACCACGAACGAGGAACTTGTCCCCAACCATCTGAACATTGGTATAGAATTTCATTACTTCAGAAGGTCCTCATACTTTTCAGTCAGTTTACTATTAGGGTCAGCAATAGTCAAAATCTTATCAGAGTGAATCATAAATGTATTTTGTCTGGTCACATTTACCAACCAAGGGTGCAATGTGCCATCATCTTTGAGAACAAAGGGTTCAGTCAGTTTACAGTCTGGTTGACCCAAATCTGTAGAGACTTCATCAATTTGCGTCAGAAGAATCAGATCGTTCGTCAGAACCAGAAGTTTCAAGTTTTCGAGATTCATAATTTTCTACACCTTTGAGGTACATGTCTTTCAATTTATCTAGGGGGTTGACAATACTAACAACCCAGTCTGTCGGAACAGGAATGATTTCATCCTTGCTTAGGGGCATCCAAGGTGTCAGTTGCATCTTGAACGGTGATGGAGTATTGCCCTCTTGATCCGATTGAGAACCAAAAAGATTTACTCGGCAAGGATACTTAAAGTAGTAACCAACTACCATGTCTTTAACGATCATCTCTTGAACATCAGCAACGATGTCTTCACCAGATTTCAATACAATCAGTTTTACGTTCATTCTTCTTTATTCTTCGATACCGTGTTCCAATAGTTTGCAAGTGCTGCCAAGACCTCAGGAGTTTCTTCCCACTCCCAGATCTCTTCATGACCTTTGCTGTCAATTCGCTTGTGTTGTTTGGTTGCCATGACATTCTCCGTTTCAACCATTATACCAGAAAAAAAGGGGGTTGTCCACTGGTTTTTGCCAGTGGCACCCCTGCGCCGACGATATTCAATTATATTTAGAGATAATCTTTGCGGGCGTGGTGTTCTGGAACTACCTTTCCAAGTCTGATAACCAAGAGTCCGTCTTCAAAGGTGACTTCCCTGACTTCTGTGTCGTCGGATAGAGTCCACTCTCTTTGAAAACTTCTTTGAGCCAATCCCTTGTGGATAAACGTCTTGTCCTCTGATTCGGATTTCTGTCCGGTGACATAAAGTTTTCCATACTCCGTGAAGACATTGACTTCCTCCTTTTTGAAACCTGCCAATGCAATCTCTAGTAGAGATTCCACATTATTTACTTGAATCAAATTGTAAGGTGGGTAATTTGTTACAGAATGATTGAGAACTCTGTCAAAGTAATCATCCAATCCAATGCTGTTCTTGGCAATCTTATCCATTAGGCTGGAGAGATCTGCCGCAGTATACCTTGCTAAGGTGTTCATTATGGTAGCTCCTTGTTAAAGCGAGTTTGTTTTGTGTGGACCCTTTCGGCGTCCATACTAATTATACAAGAAAGCATGAAAAAGGAGAGTGTGGTTTTCTACACTCTCCTTTAGGGTGTTCCGACTTGTAGAGTGCCGCACGAATGGCACATCATTATTTATTACTCAGTGGGTTCGGTCTTCCCTTTCTTACCAATATTATACTTCTGCTCCAGAGTCCACTCGTTCTTGTCCTTGTAGGGCAGAACCTTGATCTGATTCAGAGGTGCAATGTCCTGAATAGCATCTTCTTTGACTACATCAATCAGACCCCAGTCAACCAGCAGTCTGGTGATTCTGTTGCGTCTCTGAACATCATTCACTGTCAGGTTTGCATACTTACCATCCAGAGCAAATAGTTCCTTAAAGTGAACAATGTAATACTTGCCCTGCTTATGCAGAATGTGGCAAGACTGATAGAGTTTCTTCTCTTTCCTGGATGCAACACCAATACGGGTCAGTGTCTCACGAACTTTCAGAAAGTCATCAGGTTCATTCAATTTAACCTCCACCATTTGGTCTTGCGACCAATTAACCTGAGGTTCCACAGTTTGTGTCATTTTTTCCCACCAATGTCAAGTTTGTCCTTAATAAAATCTATTTGTTCAGGTGATAGAATTTTCAGTGCTTGGGTTGCTTTCTCATTACTATATCCATAGTATGATTTCACAGACTCAATATCTGATATTTTATCCTTTCTGATCCAGGGAGAGAATCTCTTCCTTTTTCTCAAGATATTTATATAAAATTCATATTGCATATCTTTGTCCAAGAAGTGATACTTATTCATTTCATTGGCAAACAATACACAATCAAGGTGACCAGACAAACACCTATTGATAATAAACGGTGGGTAGTCTTTTTTGACAGAAGGATCTTCTTGGATAAGATTCTTCTTTGTAAAATTAATTGAGTTCAGCCAGTCCTTTAGTTCCATATCAAAATACAGCAGTCACACTTACAACTTGTGCCCCAGGGTTTCGTGCCAGAGCAACTTTTCTGGCATCCTGATAATCTGTGGCAATCACCTCTTCCTTAAAGACCGTTCCTGCCTTATACAATGTTACTTGGCATTTCATAGTTAAACAGCAATAATTCCTTTCTACTCTTTTGCTCTCGCATATATTCACCAACTGACCTCATTGTATAAGTAAGGTCAAACTCGGCAGCATTCCAGTTGGTAAATCGGTCTTTGACTAATTGATCAGAGTTGTAACTAATCAACTGATCAAGACTACAAGCAGAGCAGTCAGCAGCAAACCTATCGTGATCAAATCCTTTGTGCATTGACCCTTTACGCCCATAGAGGTTATCCTTAATGTCATAAGGAGGATCAAGATATACAAAAGCATTACCTTCA